GGTCAGAAGACCGTCGTCGGCGAGTACGAGCGCCTCAAGATGGAGGCGCTGCGCAACAACGGTGACGCCAACCCGGCGCTGGTGGACGCGATCTTCGACGACGCCGAGATCAACACCCGGGCGGTGAGGGCCCGCATGGAGCTCGCCCGAGGGGACGTCCTCGTCGACGGGAAGTTCACGCTGGCCGACGAGAACGGTCTGACGCTCGAGGCCGACTGGGGTGTCCCTGCCGGGAACCTCGTCGCTCCGGGCACGCCCTGGTCGACGATCGCGACGGCGACACCGCTGGCCGACATCATGTCGTGGACCGATACGTATGTGGCGCTCAACGGTGAGCGACCTGCGTTCGCCCTGACGTCTCGTGCGGTGATCGGGAACCTGTTGCGGAACGCGGAGATCCGGGCCCTGGTGGGCTCGATGGCGGGAACGCCGTCCATCGTGACCCCGGCGAACCTCACCACGGTGCTCCAGGCGTACGGCCTGCCGACCCTGGTCGAGTACGACACGCAGGTCAACGTCGACGACGTTGACACCCGGGTCATTCCGGCCGACCGGTTCATCATGCTGCCGCAGGACCCGTCCACGCTGGGTTACACGGCGTGGGGCATCACCGCGGAAGCGCTCGAGCTGGCCGGTGTCGGCAACCCGTCGCTGGAGTTCTCCGACGCCCCCGGCCTGGTCGGCGTCGTCCTCAAGGAGGGCGACCCTGTCCGTACCTGGACGAAGGTCACCGGGGTCGGCATGCCGGTCCTGACCGACCCGAACCGGCTCATGGTCGCCGACGTCCAGTAGGAGGACATCATGCCGAAACTCGCATTGACGGTCCACGTGCACGACCCGGAGACGGGCCGGACGGTGGTCCTGAACCGCGGCACCGAGGTGGAGGGTCGTCTGCTGACGCTCATCACCAATCCTGGCGTGTGGGAAGACCCGGACGCGGTCGTCGAGGCGGCCGCTGAGTTCGAGTCGTCCCAGGCTGGGGACGACGAGACGACGGATGCTGTGGTCGAGCCGCCTCGGGCGGGAAAGGGTTCGAGCAGGGACGCGTGGGCGCTGTTCGCAGCGAACCATGGCGTCCAGGTTGAGGACGACGACACCCGGGACGACATCATCGCTGCGCTGGCCGACGCCGGCGTCATCGACGAATAGGGGGAGGCGGTCATGGCACTGTTCACCAAGGACGACTTGGCCGCCTTCCTCCAGGTCGACCCTTCGTCGATAGACGAGGGCACGTACCTCTTGCTGGAGCGGAAGGTCCGGGTCGAGATCGTTAACGTCATCGGGCAGGTCCGGTTCGACGCCACCGACCAAGCCCGGTTCTTCTCGGTGGCGTTGGACATGGCCAAACGCATGTACATCAACCCGACCGGTCTCCGCTCGGAGCAGGGGACCATCGACGACTACACGCGGACGCTGACCTACGCGTCAGAGTCGGTGACGTCGTTCGAGGTCTCGGGTGACGAGCAGCGGCGGATCCGCCGCGCTGCGGGCCTGAAGGGCGCGTTCAGCATCAAGGTGTTCGATGAGTGTCCTCGACCTGCTTGCTGAGGGCCGTGCCGCGGCTGAGGCGATCATGTTGGACGCCTGCACGATCACCCGGGTCACTGGCCCTGAGGGCGAGATGGATCCGGAGACGGGTCTGCGCGATCCAGCTCCGACCGAGACTATCTACCCGCTCCCTGGTGCGGTGGCACCACTGGATGGCCGTTGCAAGGTCCAGACGTACGAGCCGCACGAGTCCACGAAGGAATCCGGTGACCATGTGTTCACCGAGCAGCGGTACCACCTGCACCTCCCGATCGGGGCTGGCCCTATCGCGGTGAACGACACCGCCACCATCACCGAGGCCGCGGCGGACGCTGGCCTTGTCGCCCGTTCCTACCGGATCGCGGGCCTGCACCACAAGAGCCTCGCCACCGCGCAGCGGCTGCTGGTCGACGAGATCACCGACTGATACGGAGGTGGCATCGTGGACATGCGCGTGGAGTTCGTGAACGTTAAAGAGACGGCAGCGGACCTCGACACGATTGCGCGGATCGCTCCTGCCGCAGTTGAGGACGCGCTTACCCGCGGCGGCAAATGGACCCGATACCACGCCCGTGACATTCTCCGGAGCCAGATCACCAGCACGTACCTGCCGCATTATGCGCTCGCGATCACCAGCGAGGTAGAGCAATCCGGTGGCATGTATTCGATGATCGTCGGCCCCGAGACTCGCCGGAAGCAGGGCGGCATGGGCCTAGGTGTGGAGTTCGGATCAGTGAATACCGGACCGAAGCCGCACCTGTTCAAGGCGTTCGATGACCGAGTCGAGTCGATCATCGACCGGGCCGCGCGAAACATCGCGCGGTGGCCTGATGAGCCCGTCGCTAACGAACCGGAGCCCCCGGAGTGAGTCTCCCGGACGCGATCCTGGCGTTGGCGAAAGCGTCGATTCCCACGGTGACCGTGTTCGACTCCGGTGCGCCGGACGAGAACAATACCGCCGACATGCCTGAACGGTATGTCGTGTACTGGCCCAACCTCGGTACGCCTCAGTCTGGTTCCGTCGCAGGGACGTTCACTGGCGGCCTGTATGAGTGGCAATTCAACTTCGTGGCCCCGGACAGGGGCGTGGCGGAGTGGATGGCCCTCAAGGTGAGGGACTCGATCCTCGGCACGAAGCCGTTCATCCCTGGCTTCTCCTGCGGGCAGATTCAACTGCCCTTCTCACTCCCCGCTCGACGTGACGAACAGGTGCTCTCTCGCAGAGTCGTTGTCGCGATCGACCGGTATCAGCTGCTCGCCGAGCAGCGCTAACCATTCGCCCGCACTCCGGGCACAACCAGAGGAGATGACTGTGCCGCGACTTGTGGACCAGGGCGTCACCCGGCTCACGTGGGTGCCGGGCGAAGACGGTATCGAAGACATCGAGGCACCCACGCTCGCCGAGCTCGCCGCCGGCCGAGATCTGACCTGCACCATGGTGTCCACGTATGAGGTTCGCATGGATGGCTCCGACACGACGTCGGAACGCGCTGTCTGCGAGACCTCCAATGTTGATGTCCCCACCATGTCCAACTACACCGCGCGGTTCGAGCTGTTCCGCCAGTGGGACCCCGTCCTGGAGGCGTGGGAGACCGAAGACCCACTCGAGTGGCTGGACTACAAGTCCGTCGGCTACTTCGTGCGGCGACTCGGGTTCTCCAAGGACACCGCTTACGCAGCTGGGCAGTCGGTCGAAGTGTTCAAGCTGATGGCCGACGAGGCGCAGACGCAGGGCGGTACCGGACAGGGCTACCTGAAGGCGACCGTCCCCATGTTCAAGCAGGGTAGTGCGACGACTCGCGCTGTCGTCGCGGCGTAGGGGGCGGACATGGCTGTTCTTGTTCCCCAGAGCGTCTCCTCGGCTGGCATCACGCCTACCGTCATCACGCCCGGCGCTTCCGGCGACAAAGTCCCTGTCGGTTCGATCCTGCGGGTCACCAACGGCACCGGCGGGTCGATCACGGTCACGCTGACCACGCACCAGACCGTTGACGGTCTCGCAGTCGGCGACCGATCGGTGAGTATCCCCGCGAGCCAGACACGGGTCATTCGCGCTACCGGCGTGTACCGGAATCCGGCGGACGGCTACGTGGATGTGGTCTCGTCAGACACCACCGCTGCGGTGGATATCGAGGTATACGTCTAGAACGCCCGCCGTGCAGCCTCCCAGGTGCTGCACGGCGTGACTCACATCACCTGGGAACCTGGGAGAACAACCATGAACGAATCCGAACAGCCGACGCTCGCTCCGGATTTCGATTTGGACGCGTGGATCGACGGTTCGTGCGGCATCACCACCGCGGCTCGAATCATTCAACGAGGTGACCTGATCGCAACCCGCATCGAACTCGAAGAGGAGCTTCGTGCGGCGGCGAAGATGCGACCTGTCGACCGAGGCGTGAATGACCGGGGGCTTGAGACCATCCGCGCCGAGCTCGACGAAGTCAATGCACAAATCTGGTCCTCGTCGATCGTGGTTACCATGCAGGACAGGACTCAGGATCACCGCAACAAGCTCCGCTCCAGAATGGTTGAGGAGCTGGGCCTGAACGTCAAGGACGACGAAGACCGGTATTACCAGACGCTTCTGTTGGTTGACATCGCGGATTCGATTGTCAAAGTCGAGACGCCAGACGGGAAGCAGATTCCCCTGGGACCGAATGGGTTCGGCTGGGAACGGCTTCAGCTGATCCGGGAGCGATGCGGTGAGGCTGCCCTGATCGAGGTAGTGCAGCGGTACCAGAAGATGACGTCGTCGGCGCCGGCGGTGCAGGCCCCTTTCTAGCGGAGCTCCTGGTTCGCCCTCGTTGGCAGCATGTCGCGGTGGCAGTCAGGACTGCACGGGGGTGGGGTGTCCCCCCGAAAGTGATGCTTCGCGGGACCGACGAGGGATGGACGTTCACCGACCGGGTCCTGGCAGTGGCGTCGGTGCTCGCTGAGGATCTCCGCTGCGGCGGTTGCGGACAGCCGAAGCATGAGGCGTGGAACCCAGACTCCGAGGGCTACTACGAGGTCAAACAGGCCACCTGTCAGGGGTGTGCGGAGATCGAACGGCGACGTGAGCAGGACGACGGGTTCGAGCCTGAAACGAAGCGGTGGGTGGTCGATCTCCGGCCGCCAGATGTGGAACTCCGTGCCTGGGAACCGGGTTAAAGAATCCCGCTCACACCGAAGATAAGTACCAACACCGCGAACAGGACCACAAGGACCGAAGCTCTCCCCCGCGAGTCAAGTGACCCCCACCAAGAGCCAAGACCGATGTCATCGGCTTGCTCTGGTTCTGCAACCGTCCGCTCCCGGCGGACAGTGACCTTGTCTCCCGAGCGGAGGATCCGCTCGGGTTCGACATCGACGATCTCCCAACCGTCGGAGTGAAGCTGCGCTAGTTCAGCTTCGCGTTTCTGGGCGAACCGTTTGCGTTTGGTGGCGGACGCCGGCGTAATGCGGATCGTCCGGAATTCTTCAGGGGCCATCCCCCCATTGTGCATCAACTCAGAGACACGTGGGGGTGACTGTGGCTGCCGAGCGTTCAATGCAAGTCCGGCTTGACCTCCTTGTTGGCGACTATGTCAAGAACACGAAGCGGGCGGCGGACGCGACGCGTTCCATTGCTACCGCGGCGCAGGCACCGACGTCAGCGCTGCAGCGAGTAACCCAGGCCGGGGCCGAGCTCGGCCAAACCATGACGCAGGCCGCTGGAGTTGGTGTCGCGGCCCTCGGGACGTGGACAGCGTCGGCGTTCACCATGGGCGTGGCGTACAACTCACTACAGCAGACCGCCGGTAGCGCGCTGGAGACGCTCCTGGGGTCAACTGAAGCGGCCACGGCACAGATGCAGGAGCTCGCCGAGTTCGCGTCCTCGTCGCCGTTCCCGCGGCAAATGTGGATCCAAGCGCAACAGCAGATGATTGGCTTCGGGGTTGCAGCGGAGAAGATCGTCCCCATCTTCTCCGCCCTCCAAGACGGCGTTGTCGCCGTTGGCGGTTCGGCGCAGTCCATCGAAGAGGTCGTGTTGATCCTCTCCAAGATCTCCTCGGTCGGCAAAGTCACTGCTGAAGACCTGAACGAACTGGGTGTGCGCGGTATCGACGCTGCCACCTTGGTTGGTGAGGCGTGGGGCATGACCGCGGCGGAAGTCCGTGACAGTATGGCCGAAGGCACGGTGGACGCCACCCAGTTCATGGACACCCTCGTCGAACAGCTTGGCACCAAGTACGCCGGGGCTGCCGAGGGGCTCAGGGAAACCTGGGTGGGCGCCCTCGACCGGATAGCTGGTGCCACGCGTGACATCGGGTCGGTTCTCGCGGCACCGTTCGTTGACCCCCAAGGGGGCGGTGCCGCCGTCGAGTGGGCGAATGCCTCCGCTGACGCGCTGCGCGCTTTCGAAGACGCACTCAAGCCCGCCATGGAAGTCCTATCCGAGCGCGCCGAACCTGCCTTCCAGGCGGCGGCAGCAGCCATGCAGCGGTTCACAGAGGCTGTCGGGCAGATCGACATCATCGCGATCCTCGACCATTTGGCGGCTGGTGCCCCGATTCTGACGGCGTTC